AGAAGGACTAGCACTACCACTAAATCTACTATTGCTTGTACTTCCTCCGCCGCCGGTCAGACCGAATGTAGTTCTACCACCGAATAATGCGTCATAAGCATCCATATTTTCAGGGTTAGAAGCTGTTAACTCTTTCATAGCTTGGTCATAAATAGGCATTGAGCTGTAACCTTTCATACCATTAGCGTATGTTGTAGGTGTAGGCATGTCAGCCATTGCATCTGTAGGTGCGAGTAAACCAAATGCTGAAGCCGCGTTTGCATTGTTTTGCATTGCATTAGTTTGGTTCTCATTTAATGCTGCTACTTGCGCCCCAAAATAAGGCATGTATTCAAGTTGTTGTACAGCTTCGGCTCTTTGCAGATTTCTGTCTGCTGGAGCGCGTACCCATTCAGGTATCGTTGTTTCGGTAGTCTTGCTACCACCTTTTCCGCCACCACCACTCATGTTAAAACTCCTTTGCTAATGTTGTAAATTGTTCTTTCCATCCTTTAGATGATAGAACTTTTTTCCATCCTTTTCTGCCAGCAACAGTCATACCATCGCATCCTTGTTCTTTACCCCATGCCATTGCGTCATCGTGCATGTCTGTAATTTGTTTAATTCCATAGCCTTTATTACCACCAGCTAAAAACACATGAAGCACTTTCTTATTAGGATACACGATAATTTCTGTTACTGCACATCCGTTTGACCCCATCCACAACTGCATGTGACCACTTAACACACCATCTACAATATCTTTAAAGTCGTGCGTGTCTCCACCTTTATTAAGTGCTGACTGTATCCAATCTTTACCACGTAGTAATTCTTCTTGTATATTCATGGGTCGTATTTTAACTTAACCCAAGCACCATTTTTAGAAACTACTACTGCATTTTGAGCTTCATCCCACATTATAACGCCATCTTCTGTAGCTTTAGAATCGGCATCTTTAAATTCTAATTTGTTACGTGTTCCAACTATAAATTTGTTAATACGTTCTGCCCATATATTCCATTTGTCTCCTAATGGCGCTGGTGGTAATTGTCCACTCATCGTTTGCCGCCAGCAGTTGCTTCAATTCGCATAACACCTGACCTCCAGTCAGCTAGTTTTTCACCTTCTACACGTATTCGTATCTGTCTGCCTGAGAACCTTACAGAGGTTGGGTTACTTAAAGAAAATGAGCCATGAGATGTCTCTGTGTCATTTGGATTAAATCTTGTTTTAAATGTAACCTTAACATCACCCTGATTTAATTCATCAGGTATCAGTTTAGTTACTTTCATAATTTGGTCACCGTTACCAAGGCTAATTGACCCTGACTCAGCGTAAGGTTTGTATGTTCCATGTGCAACACCGTATTCATGGTTGTAAAGATTGCCACTTGCATCTGCCCATATTGGATTATCAAATACACCCCTATCAACTGCTGCTGTTCTGTCTAATTCACCAACTGCCCAATGCCCTTCTTTATAGTCATACGTCACATATCTATCGTTTTCAGTAGAATTTTCTGATGTATAAAACCACCATATCTCACTATGTTGTGAGTTATGTACTGCGGTTGCTTTGCTAATTTGACTGTTAGAGATATTGGTAAAAACTAAATCATGGACATCACATTGTAATTCTGTTGCTACACTTCCATCAAACATAAAGAAACCATTGTTGCCCATCCAAAATGCACCTTGGTCAATAGCTACAGCCGCCTTTCTTGATGCAACACCACACGCAGTTCCAACTCTTTCAAAGCCATAGACAAATGGCGCACCTGAGTATCTTGCTTGGTGTGCATCTGTGTCTGTTAAGATTAATGTTGAGCCTCTCATGCGTAGACCACACATAATTTGACCACTCGTAACTAATTCAAAATCACCAGCTTCGTTTGTAGCTGCTGGAGACCATACAGTATTTGCTTCGCTATCGCACCATTGAACTTTACGTGGATTACCACCAGCACCCAATGCAAAAATAAATCGTTCTTCCGTTACGACCATAGACAAATTACTTGTTGGAGCATTTGCTATTGCTGCGGCTTTGTTATTAACATTTAGTGTCCACTCCCATAACTTGCCATCCTTAGATGAACACGCTACTAAGTTCTGTCCAAAGTTATCTAATGCCCATGTTGTTGCCTCTTGATATACACCTGAAGATGGTCTTGTAATACCGTAAATACCGTTATTCCAAAAACCTCCACCATAAGCTACATTTAATGTTGCATTAACATCTCCAGCAGTAAAGCCTGACGTAGGTGTTATGTCAGTTACTGTGCTTGAAGCGTTAATATAATAAAGTTTATTGTGCGTTCCTAATGCTAATGCAGAGCCATCTGAGTTGTCAACCCAAGCGTGCATACCTCTAGGAACAGAAGCTGCTGCTGAAGCTTTACGTGTATCCCATCCACCCACAGGACGTAAAGAACCATCTTGCCACCTAACTAAATTAGAATCGAGCCATCTATTGGATGATTCAAAATCTGTACCGTTTTTGTAAACGCCCGGTGGTATTTGTAATGGTATTAACATATTATGCCGCTATTATTGTCCATACTTCTGCGCCTTCTGCTATTGGAGTCCATTTTAATCGTGCTACTGAAACAACACTACTACTTGTCGATACGTCTACAACGTTAGCTGTATGCGTGTAACCACCTTTTGCAGTTACGGTTGACGTAGAAGTAAATGCTGCATTACCTAAATAAATTAATTCACAGTTACCTACTGACGTTGCAATGCCATAGATACCATAAGAATCTGTCATCAATCCTTGTAGTACATATTGAGCAACAGCAGTCGTAGTGTTACTGGCTGATGCAGAAGCACTACCGGTAGCAGTTATCTGACCAACACAAGCCGAAGTTACTGTTGAGGTTATTGCACTTGCGCCAATACTAGTTAAGTTAGCAACTGAAGCGACAACGGAAACACCAGCAGATATAGCACCTGACTGTTGTATACGCTCTGCGACTACATTAGCTACACTAGAGTTAGCAGTTACAGCCGAAACACCATCATGTAAGTCGGCAGTACCGTACCTTCCTCGGTTAAACTTAAACTGACTATATCTCATGTGAGACTAGCCTAGTTCAATGTAATATCTAAGTCACCCGATGGAACTCTAAATACATCTCCTGATGCTACAGTTTTACTTGCAGTTAACGTAGCGTATACCATTAAGTTGCCTGACGTTGCTGCATCAAAGATACCAACGTGTGTAATCGTACCCCAAGTGCCTGTTGCTGTTGGAAATTCTACTGCTGCGTTGTTACTTGTTGTTGCACCTGAAGTAGCAAAGGCTATAGATTTTCTTGTATATCCATTGCCTGATACTTCTGTACCACCACCAGTTTCACCCGGAGCTGCTGTAAATAAACCAATGTATTTAGTACCCGGAGCTGTGTAAGCTGCTCCAGCAAATACGTGGTCTAAGATTTCTGTTTCTAAAAAGTTTGTAAAACTCATACTAATCCCCTCACTTTAAGTGTTAACCCTGAACCGCTAAACATAGCATCTTCAGAGACTTGGTTTAATCTTTGTATAGCCGCCGCATACATCTGCGCCCATACCCCTACTCTTTCGTCTTCCGCTAGATACGGTGCTGAGTGTAATAACGCTCCATAGAGGTATACATCAGGTGCTTCTAATAAAAGCCAGTTATCTGCGTTACTACTACTTAAAGCTGGGAGCTTTTGATAATAGAGTAACTCAAAATCTGTTGTTGCGTTTGGTGTTGGATACAATTGAAATTGACTGTCTGCGTGTGTGTAAGCACTTGGCGTACCACTAGCATTTGACATAGCTGCCCGTTTATCAGCCATTGCATCTCTTGATATTAAATTAACTACTGACGTGCCATTACCAGTTAAATGCATTCTAATAGTTTCTACCCAGTCAGGTGGTATCTGCATGTATTCATCAGCAGCATCTTGTTGACCACTAGCCCTAGCTTCCATCTTCCAATGACGTATATCTCTATTCATCTGTGACTCAGCTAATGTTATAAAGTCAGGGATGACAGTAGTTAAATCATCTCTGTCTAAAAAGTCTGCAATACTAGCTTTAAGTTCTGTGTAATTAGATAAAGCCATATTAGTATCCTCTTGTATAGTCTAACATTTCATCTTGCACAGCAAAACCACTTAAAGGCGCTCCAGTTAATCCAGCCGCAAAGTTTGCTTTTTCTAAATCATCCATGTTAGCCATAATTTCTTCTACATTTCTTTTTTCTTGCTCACTTAATGCTGCGAATTGTTTATTAAATTGTTGCCTGTCAATGACTGGTGCATTCATGTTAGGCTCACCTGACCCAGCATAATCCATATCAGCGTCACTCATCATTGTACCATCAGGCATTCTATGCATTCCAGTCGGCACTACATCAGGTATAGTTGGCGTCCTACCGGGCATTAATTCTGTGTCTGATACAAATGAAGTAGATAAGAAATCTCTTTCAGCCGGAGTATCTAATCCCCTAGACCCAAGACCAAGGTTTGATGTTTTAGGTGCAAAGCCAGCTAATAAAGCTTCTCGTTCTGCTGGTGTGTTACCTATGTCAGTATCTGTAATATTAGCGTGTGCCAACTCGTCTTTTGCTCCAGCACCACCACCCATTAAATTATTTAAAAAACCTGATTCTGCTTTACTATTTAAGCCTCTAGCGCCTACACCATCCATAACACCAGTAACATTGTTATTAACATTATCCATAGATTGTGCAAAGCCGCCCTTTAACCTTGCCATATATTCCTGAAGTGCTAATTCGTATTCATTCATAAAACAGTCCTCTGTCTAATTAAGCGTAAGTATATCATCTCTTTTATATGTTATCAATTAATCTAGAAATCTAACAACCCTCTAGCTTTTTGGTCTTCTAGATGTCTTAACCTTTCATATGTAAGCAATCCAGTTGGTGTCGCTTGCATGTTAGTCTTTCTATAATCATCATCTGTAAAGTTAGCTCTAGTCATTGGCAATACTTTACCTTGTTTGTTAGGTGCTTTGGTATTATCAAATATGTCTAAGAGACTAAGGTTTTCTGTAATTCTTGCATCGGCTGTGCCACCTAGCGCATTAGGATAAGTAGTATGTCCTGAAACTTCTCTAAAAGCATTGTCAGTATCTACGATTCCTACATTGCGTAAAGTTAAAGCTTCCTTTCTAGTTTGGTAAGGGTCTGTATTTGCTATTCTAGCTTGCGGTAAAGATATACTACCAAGTGAATTAGCATCATATATTTTGCTACTTTTTTTAGTTAATTGCCCACCATCCTTTCTAAAGTCTCTATCCAGTATCCTAGCTATCTCTTTACGTTGGTCACCAGTTGTGCTATCTAAAATATTTTTTGTTTCTAATCCTTCAAAGTCAGTATTAATATATTGTAGTTTTGGCTTTGTTCCACCTTCCGGTGTTGGCGGTTGGTATTTAGAGTCTTCTCTAATTTTTTTGTTTGCCATAGCTAATTGTTTTGGTGTCAGATTAGCTAGTGCGGCTTGTATCATTGTCTCTGTTACTTGCTTGCTAAAGTCCATTCCAGTTGGTTTCATAGCAAACGGTAAATATAAAGGGTCTTTACCAAACGCATCTTTTGCAGTCTTAGCCGCATCTACTAATTTGTT